GAAGCTGAAGCTGAACCACCATCGTCATTCCATTTACGACCAGCATTTAAATTTTTTTTTGCTCGTACCCGTTGTGCTAGTCTTGCTTTTATTCTTTCTTCAAGTTGTTTATCCATGATGTAATATATATAAAAGAAAGATTATCTTTATACTAAATGTTATTCATCGGTCCAACTCTCCTGAGTGGAATTGGGCAACACTGTAAAAAATATATGAATATATTTCCAAAAGTAGGATATACTAAGTATATAGAAATACACGAGCATATACCAGAATCAGAATCAGCTTTTATTTTTGCACTCCCTGTAAAAACATGGTTAGATAAAATACCGGAAATCAAAAGTAAAATAAAAAATGTTGCGTGTATGACAGTGTGTGAGACTGAAACTGTACACGAAGATTACGGTAAACTTTTTAAACTATTCGATAAAATAGCCGTACCAAGTGAATTCTGTAAAAAAATTTTCGAAAGACAATTTCCTGAAACAAATTTTTATGTTATACATGCACATATACCAGATAATAGACCTTATACATTTTACCATATTGGTAACGTTTATGACCCAAGGAAAAATTTTAATAAAATATTAGAGGCATTTATAAGACTTAACAAGCCAGATGCAAGACTTATAGTTAAAGCAACGTGTAAACAACCAGTTAAAATAACTGTACCAAACGTTACAGTAATAAATGATTTAGTATCTGATGAAGTTATGGAAGAAATACATAGTAAGTCAGATTGTTATGTAAGCTTTTCATCTTCCGAAGGTGTAGGAATGGGAGCCGTAGAAGCATCATTAAGAAATAAACCCGTAATCATAACAGATTACGGGGGTGCGACAGAATACATAGAAACGCCATACACTATCAAATGTGAACTTCATAAATTGCCTGTGGATGATTTTCTTTACAGAAAAGATATGCTTTGGGGAAAACCAAACATGGAACAACTTATGGAATTCATGGAAGATGCGTATACGAAAAAAATACGGTATATGGATCACCCAAAAACCCGTAGATTAACGTCTAAAGAAAATGTTTTAGAGGAATTCGTCGTTAACATAATTAGTAATCAAAACAATAAGTCCGGTGAGAATAGTACCGGAAGTAAGTGAACCTTTTTGCGCGATTAACATGGCAACAATATCATCTATGATCTTAATATTGGTTGGTTTTTTGAAAATTTCTGGAACGATTTGTGAAATTGCGAGATAAAGAGCCATGGCTATTATAACAGGTCTGAGAGTTTCTTGATCTAACATTTATTATTACATTACATTTATTTTTTAGTTGTATGTTTTTTACAAAAAGTGCCACAAGATGCTTTAAATGTACACTTTTTACCCTTAAGTGTAACAGCCTGACATATATTTGAAAATTTTTTGGTATTCAAGCATTTATCTGGTACATTTTCTAAAAATATAATTTTACTTTTTTCTCTTTTATCATCGTACTTTTTTCGAGATTCTCTAAGTTTATGAATACTTCTCGCAAACCGTTCACACTTTTCTTCTTGGTTTTTGTATAAACCTCTAGCAATATCTAAATCTTTTTTTTCATATAACATGTTCATTTTGAGTTTGTATTTGTATTTGGGTTTGATTTCTAATTTTTTTTATATATTTAATGACTGAGGTTATAAAAATGCATATAATTATAGAATTACAAATAACATAATACCATAAATATTCATATATACCCAAAAATGTTGTTAACAACATAGAAAACATAATATATACAGTATACACAATAATACCGTACAGACTGTTATTTTGCATACTGTGTAATGGTAATATACACGCTATACAATTAGATATAGATATCAAGTTATCATATACAAGTGTATAATATACACTGTTTATAATAATAAACAGATTTAACCAATGTATAATTTTTGAATCAAATATTTGATAAACGGGTTGTTGTACTCGTTGTTGAATTTCGGGGTTAGGTAAAACTTCTAATACAGTAGGTCTTTCTTCATCATGATTTATACCTATACAATGAGCTCCATCGGGTTGTATAATTTCATTATAGTACATAAAAGAATAATTACTATATCTTTTATGTATCTTAAATGCAAAGGTTTGTGTTATTTATGTAAAAATCCTTTAAAACCCTATATAAAATCAGAACATTATAACGAAAAAATTATAATTAGAGAGTATAAGAAAATAAAACCATTATTTTTAGTGAACAATGACACGTATTATAAATATATTAACTCTAAAATGAGAAGAACGTGTTATTCATGTTTTACATTTTATAGAAAACCCACTGTAGAGGAATTGCGTTTAAGAGAATGTGGAATGATAAATATTAATAAAAAATCACTTTCTATATCTTCAGACGAATTATTTTATTGGTTTGAAAGTCTAAAAATGTATACATTAAAATATCAAAATGAATGAGAAATAATATAATATTAATTAATCTATTTAAAAAATATATAAGTACTTATTAGTATGTGTGACGTATCTGGTCCAGACACAGGATCTATAGTATCTTTAAATGCTATAGGAAAACAAGATACGTATCTTATAGATAAAGATCCGTATAAATCCTTCTTTAAATACGATTTAAAACAACACTCTAATTTTAGAAAATTTCACAGAAATACAAGGGTATCAAAACCAAATGATGATAATTCATCGTGGCCGTTCAACAATTCTATAAAAGTAAAATTTAAACCACGAAATATGGGTGACCTATTATCAAACATGTATGTTTCTATAAAAATGCCACGTGTATCTTCAGGTCATCATACTTACGCCGATCAACTTGGTCGTCATTTATTTAAATCGGTAACCATGCGCGTTGACGAAATTATAGTTGAAAAATTCAATATGGATTGGGGTATAATTTACGATGAATTATATTTAGACGAATCAGAAAAAAGAACTAAAAGATATACACTAAACAGAAATGTAGCTGAGGATGCATCTACGGCAAGTCAGGGAACTATAGATTTGGGACAGTATGATTCAGAATTATTTATTCCAATACCATTTTTCTTTTCTAGAAAATATGAAAATGATGAATATGAAACAAATAAACCAAATAGACCATACTTCCCCTTATGTGCTATTCATAAACAAGAAATTGAATTTGAATTTGAATTTCAACCACAATCTTTTTTTACGGATGAACCATCTAATTTAACTGTGAACGAATTTGATATAATAACGGAAGAAATAACAATAGAACCAAGTGAGAGAACATACATAAAAAACAAAAAATATACTTTTATTACTGATATTGTTAAAAAACACCCAAGTTTAGAAATAACACCTGATATGAATGAAGCTAATATAGATCTTGTTCCAAGTATACCTGTTAAAACTATAAACTGGTTTCTTAGAAATACAGATTTTGAAAACGAGAATGTATCACGAGAATCTTCACAAACAAATACCACACCCGATGCAGAATATTATTATCAAAATCGATTCAATTTTTCATCTAGTATGACATCTACAATTCAAAATGAGTTTTATAATCCACCCATGAGTAGTGCAAAACTTTACGTTAACGGCGAAGATTTACCTGGTTTACAAGATAGTGATCACAAATATTATAAATATATAGTACCTTTTACAAGTCGTTTATCTAGACCTTTCAGGAATATATACACGTATACTTTCTCGATGAATCCGGTTAATGTGGAGTCATCGGGAAGTTTAGATTTTACATATTTGCGTTCAAATAGAACTAAATTGAACATAAAAATGAAAGAAGGTCTAACAAAAACGTATACATTACATATTTATTACGTTGGTTACCAAACGTTTACTTTTGAAAATGGTTTCATGAATTATGCTTATTAAATAATTGTTTTTTATGATCTCGAATATAATCAATTATATTATTTTTAATACACCATCTGATAAAATTTAACTGTGCTACAGTTGTGCTAATTTCATCAGTTGTCCCGGGTATAACATAATTTATCTTCTTTGATCTACAAAACGGGTCAAATAATTTTTTACTATATCCATCTAAACTTGATTTATAAGCACAGTGAACACTAAATATTTTACCGTCTCCGGTTTTATAAGATAAGTTGTTTTTTTTAGAATAATTTGTTATGAACCACTCGAGGTTTCTGAGAGAAATACCACCGGTTTTTGTCAGTATTTGATTAAGAGAATCTCTATTAGTAGAAACTTGATAAAAGGAATCTATAGAATGTAATAAGATATCCGATTTATTCATCTTATTAAATTTGTATTTTAAGCTTTAAACTACTTTTTATTACATGATTAAACCACCTAAACTAATAGGCTTATTAGTTTTATCCGCTTTAGTATTTAATTTTATAAATGTCATATCCATAACTGGATGTAAATTTATCTTTTGATCCACGTGTAATCCACAAAGATATTTTTCATTAATATCCACACGCTTACATATACATACACCACCTTTTGTTATACCACGACATCTTGGTCTACCTTTATTATCATAATGATATTGTTCGTAATAAGGATGGAATTCATTAGGTTTTATATGTATTTTTAATGCACAGTTTTCTAAATCTTTATAGACATTCTCCATTATTTTAATTTCAGTATATTCTTTTATTGGATCCACTAATTTTTTTGGTAATTTAGTTTTAATAACACGTTTAATTTTATAATCCTTATTATTTCCATCTTCCTTAATTTTAAATAATTCAAGTTTGAATATTGAACTATCGATTAGTTTATCAAAAGTAACGCGCCGACTATTAGAATTTATGTCTTCGTATATATCATATAACCTTTCGATACTCTGTTTTTTTATAGACTTATCTATTATATCTTCTATATCTTTATCGTGAGGTATTGAATATATATGAAACCCCATGTGTCTTATTATCTAATATATCCTATTTTTTAATTACCTTCCACATATCTGATATTTTTCTTTGTTTAGGATCATCCACAATTTGTTTACGTCGGTTTGGTTTTGCTCGTGTTATAAGTTCACCAAAAATCTCTTCCCTAGGATCATTAAATAACGGTTCTATCAAATCACACACTGGATTAAGAAACTTATTAAGAAAATAATATGGGTAATCTATTGGTAAATTATTATCGATCGCGTATTTAGGATCTTCTGCTTTTTCGTATGCTTTTGCACGTGGATCGTGCGTTTTAATAAGAATATAAGGTACTCTATCACCAGATTGAGGTTCTGAACCAGGTTGACGTTCACGCATTTTATTACGAACTTGAACGTGTGATAAATTCTCTGATTTATACGAATCACCCAATTGTTGCGAGAGTACCAACCTTTCATTAGAAACATCACCCTCTAATAGTTCAATAGCCCTTTGTAAAGCCAGGGCTTTTGGGGGTCCTGTATCACTACTTTCCAAAACAACATCGAGTAACTCTTTACAAACCTCTCTCATGTGAGGTGTATTATCTCGCCTTACGAGTTGAAGACCCTTCACGTCTATATAATCCATATTCATGTTTCCATCTTCATCTTGTGTCCAAAGCTTCGCCGCGTATCTTTTCTTTGAATATAAAAAATATGGACAATACACCTTTTCGAGTTCGAGATTATTTGGCTTTTTAAATAAATGTGTACATTCCGAAGCAGCCTTCACACCAAGTTCCCAACTATACTTAATCGCCTCGTCTCCTTTACGGTCACCTACATCAAATTCAACCATAACAGAATCTGTATCCCCGTATCTTACCTTTGCACCTGGAAAATTATCCTCGACATATTTCTTAGTATCATCAATCATAATTCGACCCTTTCGCGTTACAGATGATGCTATCGGTACACAAGGTAACATACCTTTAGAAGCACCCGTAAAACCATACACTGAATTCATTGAAATTTTATAAGCCAATTGTTTACCGTTATACATTTGTTTAAGGGATCCGGATGAATTTGCCATGTCTTTCTTAGCCTGTTTTCTAAACTGTTTCAATTCAGTAAGAATACTTGGTAAAAGACTAGGTACGTTTTGGACAAATTTAAACTGACCAAACGTCTCTATTTCCAAATCGGGGTATCTTTCCTTATCTTCATATTTAGGATTCATAATCAAAGTTGAATAACAAAGGTTATGTGCCACCATAATAGATGGGTAAAGAGCTTCGAAATCTAAAGCTGTTATAGGTGTATAATACGCACCTTTCTGTGCCTCGAGAACAGTAGCACCTTCATAACCATTAACCATACCCTCACCCCATGCGATTGTTGGTACGAGGTAACCCATTTCTCGCGCCTTTTTAGTTAATTGACTAAAAACTTTTATTTGTTGACCACGCTCAACCAAATAAGTTAAGGGAACCCATGTTGCTTTTGCCATCTCCAATAAATTAATAAGTATACACAGTTTTGAAAGTAATCTATGTGGAAGTAAAGTATCTTTAATACAATATTCAGCAACTTCGCGTAGTTTTACGGGATCTCCCTCAACAAAACGCGCAAACATTTCTTTGACTGGCATATCAATTTTTTGGTCTCCGAGGTATAATTTAGAAACGTTATCGAGCTTATACGAATCAAGTTTATACCCCTTTTTAACCTCATGAAATAAATCAAAAACAAATCGACCAGGGATAGGTAAAAGTTTCAGATCATTATCACCAAGTGCACTCGATGATAGCTTTTTGTATATCATTTTACACGTGTGATACTTCAGTTTACTTAATTTATAAAAATTACGATTACACATTGTTTTTGTAGCACGTTTCATTATATATTCCATATCAAAACCAAATATGTTCCATCCCGTGATAATATCGATATCTTTACTAGTGAGATATTTACTAAACGCTTCTAACATACCACGCTCAGTATCGTAACTCAACAATATACACCCTTCTAGATCAGGATCCGTTTTTTTATAACAAAAACACGTTTTATCGTAGGGTATATCGGACCCAAATTTACACAGTGAAACAGCTATTTGAAAACAACAATCACCGTCTATATCGGCATCAGGAAATTTACCAGTTGAACTATTACATTCAATATCCAAAGACGCAACTACAAAAGGTGCAGTTTCGGGTTTATCAACAGGTTTTAAGTTTTGCCAATTACTACAGTATAAATCGATATCAACCTTTGCGATATCGTTTACTTCACACTCTTCGCCAGTGTCCATCCATCCAGTAGACTGAATACCCGTTCTGTGCATTAATCTCAGGACAGGTTCGAGGTTTGATTCAAAAATCTTCAATCTTACAATTTCATCAGGAAGTTTATGTTTTAGTTTATTCGCAACACGTCTCCTATCACCCAAAGTTTGACACTCAATTTTCATAAAGTAAAATTTTTCATTATTTTGAAATCCCCAAACATCTTTATATTGAGCTACACTATAATCAAGTATCAATTCAGGTAATATTTTACATATTTTATTATACCAAATAACGGACCATGTATTCGGATCTTCGCGTGGTAACTTTATAAAAAAGTAAGGTTTAAATTCAGTTGTTAAGCAGACGGACTTACCATCATATGTCTTACCGAAAATGTGCACTAAGTGTTTTTCATCGTCATCCTCGGTTTCCCAGGTAAGTGCTTGAAAAACAACCATATATCTTATTACGTTATCGCTCAATTTTTTTAATATAGTATATTAGTAAAATATGTCAGCTGCTTTAATTGACCTCGTCTCAGTCGGTGCCCAAGATGTGTACATCACAGGCGATCCTCAAGTCTCTTTTTTTAGACAAAACTATAAACGTCACACAAACTTCGCCATTAAACCTGAACGCATGGATTATATTGGAACGTTTGGTTCGAGTAACGAAGTTGTTATTCCAATCAGGTCCAAGGGTGATCTCTTGAGTTATGTATGGATTGAAGCCACAAATATTAACCTTAAAAACGATAACGCCGCAAGTTTATTCAGCTCGGCGGCTGCACCAACAGAATTTTCTTTGTATATCGGTGGTCAGGAAGTATGTAAAATGGATTCTCTCTTTGTTGCGGGTGTACATAATGTTCTTTATAATGAATCCCAGGCTAAAGCATCTTGTGCAACTACGTGCTATGGTCCTGGTGTAGCGACTAATGCAACAAATAATATTTCTTCGGGAAGTTACGTCATTCCATTCTTTTTCAGTGAAGATTGGACCAAATCTCTCCCACTCGTCGGTCTTCAATACCACGAAGTCGAAATCAGAATCAAGTTACACTCCGCATGGACCAAACATGATAACACTACGGCTTCCATACCAAAAGTGTATGGATCTTATGTGTACCTTGACACCGAAGAACGAGAATTCTTCGCGAATAATGAACAAGAACTTCTCATTACACAAACACAATTCCAACCAATGTCTAAAACTGACACCAGTGTTGATTTAACATACTTTAACCATCCAGTAAAGGCTATACACATTGCATGTGCTGAAGACAATTCTACAAAGTACTCGTTC